GGCCATTCGGTGTGGAGACACGAGATGAGGCAAAGTCTTGTGTCTATTCTACTGTGTATGGCGCTAGTGCTCGCAAGGTTGCGACAACGCTTAATTTGCCTGAAGCCAGAGGAAAGTCCATCATTGAGGCCGTGGAGTCGGTATTTCCGGGCATCTCTACTCTAAAGCCGAATGTAGAGAAAGCGGCAGGCCGAGGGTACCTTATCGGTCTAGACGGCAGAAAGATTTGGATGCGCCGTGATAGCGACGGGCGTATCATGAAACACAAGGCGATGAACTACTTGTTTCAAAGCGGTGGGGGCATAGCTATGAAGGTTGTGCTGTGCTTTATAGACAAGAAAATAAAAGAGGAAGGGCTCGATGTCACTTTTGTAGGAAATATTCACGATGAAGTGCAATCAGAGGTTGCAGAACACCACATAATGGGTTATACTAGGTGTGTAGAGTGGGCATTTGACCAGACCACAGAGTTTTTAGGCCTCAGGTGTCCGCTTGCTGGAGAGGTAAAATCAGGAGACACTTGGGCAGAAACACATTGAGGCATATAATGGAAGATTGGATTTTTGACTTAGAGAAAGGTGATCCGGGATATACAATCACTATCACTGACCACCTTACGGAACGATACATTGAGGCACCTGTCAGAGAGGAGGAGTGGACTGAACTACTAACGGTATTTATTCAGATGTTAAACGGACTAGGGTACATTATCGACCCTGTTGAAGCAGAATCAGTGATTCAAGAGATTTCTAAGAGGAACAGCAAATGAGCAAGCAGATCGTAGAAGGTGTTATCGAGAACGTGTATGTCAAGGAGCTTGATGCACCTGATGATTACGGGAATCAGTATGCCATTACTGTGAAGATTGGCGGCAACTTGTACGGCATGGGCCGCAAGAAAAAGCCTTCTGCCAACGTCAAGTACAATGGCAACTGGCACCAGATCTCAGAGGGAGACGTTGTCGAGGCAGTTTGTGAGGTTGTAGAGCGCAATGGGCGTACTTATAACAACATCAAGGCCTCGGAGGTTACTGTAAAACAAGTCGGAGGTGGATCAAGTGGGGGTTCTGCTGGTAATAATCTTGGCTCTGGGGGCGGTACTAGCAATCGTGGCGGTGCAGCAGTGAGCACTAACGACGACCGGCAGGTCACAATCATGCGGCAGTCTGCTATGGGCTATGCGGCACAGGTTGTGGCAGGCACTCTGACCAGTAAAAGCGATCTTGATCAGGCAGCAGCGGACGTTGTGCGCCTTGCCAACGAGTACTTCCTGCCCTTCGCGCAGTATGGCGTCACAGAGGACGAGACTCGCAAGGCAGAGGAGCAAGAGCTTAAATACCAGCAAGCCTCGCAAGCTGAGGACGATAACGGAGAGTTTAACGACGAAATTCCGTTCTAAGGTGTACCAGCCCCGGTAGCTCAATGGATAGAGCATCGGCCTTCTAAGCCGAGGGTTGCAGGTTCGAGTCCTGCTCGGGGCGCCAACTTCTAAATAATATTTATGAGTAAGACAAAGCGAAAGAGCCCAGACTGGGTTACTCCAGAAGAAAAGGCCGCTAAAAAACTTGGCGGCCCTTCTAGGAAAAAGCAGAAACAACAATTTTTAAAGGATGAAGTTGATGAGTACCTTGGCAGTTATAGACGCTGACAGCATCGTATACGCAGCCGCCTTCGCTGCTCAAGACTGGGCTATTTTTGACGAAGACGGTAATATGTGCAACGTGTATGACAGTAAGAGCGATGCTAAAGAGGCAGCTATCCACGCTGGGGATGTTGTTGAGCCTCAGCCACGTTCTGATGACGACGCCAAGGCAAATGCAGACTCTATCATAGATAGCATTATTTTGGATCTTAACCCAGACCAGCTACAGGTTTGGCTAACGCACCCAGACTCTTCTGCTAACTTTCGCAAGAGTGTTGACCCGAATTACAAAGAAAACCGCAAAAACTTTGTCAAGCCGTATCACTTTAAGACTGTTCGCCAGCACCTGCTAGATAGCTGGGAGGCAGAGGTAAGCAGAGAGGGCTGGGAGGCAGATGACGAAGTGGCGGCTATAGGATGGCAGAGCCATGAGCAAGGCAACGTTGTGATCTGTTCTATTGATAAAGACTTAGACACTGTGCCGGGATACCATTACAGATGGAGGACGTACAACAGAGACGCTAAGGATGACATGACGCCTGAAGAGATTAAAACGAGGATGCACACAAACTGTACACTGCTGCATTTACTTAGACACGACAACGACAAATGGGAGCCACCAGAGGTATGAAAGATGCGCCTATTTTAGACCAGATTTATGAACTTGCTATTTTTGGTTACACAGAAGACGAAGAGATTGAGAGTAAGATTTTAGAAGATTTGATGGAGGCTATAGAGGTAGAGCTTTATGAGCGCAACTCGACGACTAATCAAATGGCTGATGCCTTCAACGATTACTATGATGGAGATGGAGATTGAGCGGCTAAAAGAAGAAAACATGCAACTGAAGCGAGACTTGGCTTTTTTAAGGGGCGAAGCTAAAAGGTACAACATCTGGTGGCCTTTCTTTGACTTTGACAAAGCCTACGGGGGTGGGAGTGGCGAGACCGAAAACTAAACCCAACTACAGAAGCAAGCTAGAAGAACGTGTTTGTAATAATTTAAGAAACCGTAATATTCAATTTGACTACGAGCCTTATCAGCTAAAATACACAACGGAGGTTAAGCCAGCACACTGTGCCAACTGCGGTCACAACGTAGTCTTGAAAGAGCGTAACTATACACCGGATATCGTACTTGGCAACGGCATTGTAATTGAGATTAAAGGTAAGTTTACCGGGGAGATGAGGACTAAGATGCTGGCCGTGAGGCGGTGCAACCCGGAACTTGACATTAGAATGCTGTTTCAAGCCGACAACTGGCTGACCAAAAAGAAAGCCACACGATACTCTGATTGGTGTGAGCGCAACGGATTTGTTTACCACATAGGTGAGGTAGTACCAAGTGAGTGGATTGACTAAAAAGACTAACCGGCATCTGTTTATTCCAGATGTGCATTGTAAACCTGAGACCGATAAGACTTACTTAGAAGCTATCGGCAACCTTATTGTTGACATGCAGCCTGACGTGGTTGTCCACATTGGTGATCACTGGGACATGGCAAGCCTTTCAGCGTATGAGGACAGAAGCAGCGCATACTTCCACGACAAGACGTATGCTGATGACGTAGAGGCTGGCATCGAGGGCATGAAAAAGCTACTAGGCCCGCTGCGTAAGTACCAGCAACGTCGCGTGATCAACAAGAAAAAGAAGTACGACCCGAGGCTAGTGTTTTGTCTCGGTAACCACGAGCACCGCATTGCTCGGGCAGTGCATAAAGATCCTCGGTTGCAGGGAACAGTAGGCTATCACAGCCTGCAGCTAGACAAGTTTGGTTGGGAAACGCATGACTTCCTAGACATTGTAGAGATAGACGGGATCTTGTACAGCCATTACTTTGTTAATCCGCTTTCTCTGACAAAGAATACCCTGTCAGGTAACATCGAGAGCAGACTACAAAAGGTTGGACAGAGCTTCAGTCAGGGCCACCAACAGATCTACCAGCATGGCATGATCCACGATGCGCTAGGCAGAGCAAAGATTGGTTTGGTCTGGGGTACATGCTACGAACACGACGAAGATTACCTTGGCCCACAGGGTAACGCAAGGTTTGACGGCGTGATGATGAAAAACGAGGTTAGGAACGGTTTTTACTGTGGTATGCCGTTATCTCTAGATTATTTGAAAAGGAACTATCTATGAGTGAAAACAACGAAGAGATTGAAGTAGACTTTAACTCTGACTTTGAGTCCATGGGATATGAACTAGCTGGGTCCATTGAGTTTTACGAAAATCCTCAGACAGGCGAAGGCGCTTACAAGTCAATGATTTTTACGACAACCATGGAGAACGAGTTGCCTGCTAATCAGGACTATACCACAGGACAAACTTTAGTTTTGGTTGCACAAACTATGCTAGAGGAGTACCTTACTAGCGAGGTACACTGATGGAAGAGCTTAGAGAAGACTACATTGATAAGGTCATCGACTACGCTAAAAGTTCGCCAGCAAAATTTAGACACGCAGCGATATGTTTGGACAGCAGAGGGAGAATTGTTAGTCACGCTACCAACTCTCGCAAAACTCACCCCTTGCAGGCAGAGTACGCTAAGCGGACAGGCAAGGCACAGAAAGTTAGCTTACACGCCGAGATAGCGGCCTTGATTAGAGCAAGAGAGGACATTGAGACAGTGGTGGTGGCACGGATCAACAAGCGAGG